CGGGTACCGTAATCCTTCCCATCTGGACGAACGACTTTCGCAAGATGTTCGTGCCCGATCAGAATGATATGCTTCCCAGCATCACGACACTCGTCGAGTACAGCAAGCACCTTGCCGAGTCTAACGGCAACCTCTTTGTCGCCCTTTCCCCAGCCAGTATCAACACCTTCCTTGTCGATCTCTGCAAGGATGTTCTTCTCAGCCCAGTCGATCGAGTCGATGATGACCGTGCTGAAGTCGCTTGCCGTCACATCTTTGATCGCAGACAACAGTCCAGCCGTTGTCTTGATCACAGGTCCAGCCGGGACATCCACATCCCGATGACCATCCTCGGTTGGCAGCAACACTGGATTGGGCCATCGTGATGCCCATGTTGTCTTGCCAACTCCATGCGTGCCGTAGATCAGCGTCCTCCGAGTATGCCGACCATCCGACTTCTTAACATGATCCAAATAACTCATTCACTCTCCCCTGTTAAACAGATGTCGATCTCCAATTCAATATCCTCTAGTTGCTCGTGTGGTTCTCCTCCACCACATCCCCACTCCTTGCACCACTCGATCAAAGTCCATGCAAGTGTGCTTCCCTCCTCGTACATATCGCTAGGAACATCCAAGTCCGGAACTTCCCCTCCGTTGTGCCGAACAATGTCGCACATCAGCAGGTTCGCAATGACAACAGGCGTGTTGTCGGTGTGGATCGACTGCAAAACATCTGCAAGATCGTCGTGACCCGATTCACGAAGAAACTCGGCTCTCTCGGATGCTTGCCAGCCTCTTGCTCTTTGCTCCATAGCCAGACTCTTCACAACGCCCCTCAACTCGAAATTGGATGCCATCTTCTCTCACCTGTGCCTTGACTGGTTTCGACACTTCTGGGGCAAATGTTCCAAGCCCGCCGAGTGCCTCGGTGTCTGATAGGGTTTCTCCGTTGGCAAGTTCGACGAGACAAGTAACGTCGAAGATATCTGCCAACGGCACATCAGATATTGTATCAAGTCTCTCGAACATTACAACCGAAACATACTTGTTGACCGGCTCGGAGCCTAGGTCTTTCGCTCCTTGGCACTGACTGTAGTCCGTTTCAAAGTGCCTCGATACCTTCCTGTGCCTCGTGTCCAGAGAAACCAACCACCCCTTGTGGCATGTTTTCGATATCTCGGATAACAGTCGGTTCCATTGTGTCTGCGTTAAAAGCATTGTCTCTCTCCTCGCTTCGATTTTAGAATTTCGATAATGTACTTCAGCGTCTCATTTTCGGCGTAACCGTGCATTGGGATCTCCAACTTGAGTAAATGAACGTGACCGCCAAGGTCGCCCACACTAGGAGGGCGACCGTGAACCCGATGTAAACGTAATCCATTAGAGGTATTCTCCTCGGCTCAACTCGAACAGTAAGTTGACTTCAGCATGTTCGCTTCGGTCGTGGTGACGCTTGACTGCCAAGGCAAAGTCCTCGGCTGCCGAGAACGTCTCGAACCGACCTGACTCCCGACCACCAAGCAATGCAACGTGAGCAAATGGCTCGGGGTTGCCGATTGTCTTGATGGTCACTGGGAAGTAGCCGCCAGCCGAATGACCCTGAACGCCGGAATCGCCGTAGTGGCCTGTGTGTGCTTTCTCGCTCATTCTTCTCTCTCCTAAATGCAGTCGTTAATAAAAAGTTCAAACTCTTCGCAGAGTAGTTTCAAGTCTTCACTGGCACTTGCCAGTTCGTCGCGTTCGCCAACTAGGCGACCGAATTTCAAGTCTTTGATGTTGCCGCCATCGAGCGACCTATCAAGTTCGTCATGAACACGCTTGAGCCGATTGTCGATGCGTGCTCGTGTTGCTCGCAGGGATGCTCGGTATCGCTCGATGCTGTTGTTGCTGATCTTGGTCATTTTGTTCTCTCCGCTTGAGTGTTGTTTGCTTCGATGCCCCTATTGTAATGATCGGCTGGGAGGCTGCAATAGGTTAAATCGTTTTTTTTGTTTTATTTTCCAAAAACTCTTTGAACTCAGTTTCAGTCTTTGTGCCCTTGCTGCAATTACATGACTTGCAAGCAGGTGCTAGGTTGGCTGCCCAGTCCGATCCGCCCCTTGCCAGCGGGATGCGATGCTCGATCTGGAGGTTCTCGTCCGACCCACAGTAGATGCACTTGTTACCGTAGTAGTCAAACCGTGCCTTGACCTGCTCTGCTGTGTGCGATCCTGCGGCGTTTACCCTCCTTGCTCGGCGTTTGCTGTTATACTCCGCCTTCTTCTCTGGATTTTCCTTCTGCCACTTGCGGACACGCTCCACCTCCTTCTCTCTGTTCTCTTGATAACGCTTGCGGTCATACTCCGCCCTCTTTCCCTTGCTTTTCTCACGATACTTGCGGTTATACTCAGCACGTTTTTCCTTGTTTTCCTCGCAATACTTGCGTCTGTTATCCGCCAATGCCTCTTTGTTTTTCTCACGATACTTGCGGCCATACTCCGTCACCCTCTCCTTGTTTTCCTCATTCCACTTGCGTCGAAGCTCCGCTATTGCCTCTCTATTTTCCTCGCGATACTTGCGTTGATACTCCGCCAATGCCCCCTTGTTTTCCTCGCAATACTTGCGTCTACTATCCGCCAATGCCTCTTTGTTTTTCTCACGATACTTGCGGTTATACTCCGCCGCACACACCTTGCACCGTGAGGTCACTCCACCGGCACCACTGCTGCCCTTGCCAAACTCACCAAAATACTTGACAACCCCGCACGTGGTGCATCGTTTGTGCAGCAAGGCGAGGAGTTCGTTTTTATCTAGCTGCTCAATCATTTTGTCTCTCCAGTTAGTTTTTTTCCCAGCCCAAGACTTACGCTGCTGTTAAGCTTCATCGCTCTCTTGGCTTAGCTTCTTCAAAAGCGGCTGAAGCCTTGAAGAGCAAGCGAGGCTCAAGCTTAACACAGCCTGTACCGAAAAGTCAAGTAGAATCTGCACGTCTCATTTTGAGACAGGCGTAGGTCCATTTTGGTTGCCTTTTTGAATGATATAAGGTATGATCGCGTGCTTACGCGAAAACAACCATACCACTCGAAGGGGAAAGATGGACGGCTACGAAAAGGAATACAGGATTGTCATCGACAAGGAGTTAAAGAATGGCAACAACGGTCAGTCGAAGCACTGGTCGGCTTCAGCACAAGAGAGGAAGCAATGGACGCGTGCTCTAAGCAGTGCGTACGTTCAGACGCTAAATGGCACCGAGTTCGACTTTTATGCGTACCACGAGTGTGTGGCACCAGACGAGAAGATCGGCATTGTCATTACACGTTTCCTCGCCAAAGGTCAGAGGAAGTGGGATGCCGATTCGGTCTTGCGAGGGAACGCCAAACAGTTGGTTGATTCGCTCGTGGAGGCTGGTGTCGCTCGCGACGATTCGCCAAAGTACATCGAGTTCGTCTACGGACGACAAGACGATTCCCAGCGTAAAGAACTGGAATCAGGTTATGTTACTATCGACGTTTACACTAAGGGAGATCAGCGATGAGAGTAGGAATAATTGGGGACACACACAGTCCGGTAATGCTCGATGGTTATGCAGAATGGTGCATGGATGTATTCGATCAGTGGGAGGTCGATAGGATCGTCCACATAGGCGATCTGGCGGACTTTCACGCCGCGTCCTTTCATGACTCGGAGATCGGATTCTACGATGTTGTGAGCGAGATGGATGCCGCTAAGGAGCAGATCCAGCACATGGCTGAGGTCTTTGGTCCGGACGTGGAGGTGATGGTTGGAAATCACGATGCGAACCTTGGACGCAAGATGAAAGCCATCGGTCTAGATCCTGCACTTCTACGTTCCCCGCAGGATATCTGGGGGATCGACTGGACGTTCCATCCGCGATTCTCGAAGGTGATCATCGACGATGTTATTTACATGCACGGTGATCAGGGAAAGGGAGGAAAGACGCCTGCTCTGGCCAAGGCAGAGGGGGAGTGGATGAGTGTCGTCTGTGGCCACCATCACTCAGCAGCGGGCGTCTGGTACGGCTGCAACGCCAATACCAGATACTTCGGCATGAATGTCGGGTGTGGTGTGGATCAATCAGCGGCAGTGATGGCATATGGTGCAACATTCGCAGCCAAGCCAATGCTCGGATGTGGAGTCGTGATTGATGGCACCCCATACTTTGAACCGATGCCACTTGCAAACCGATATGGGAGAAAGAAATGAGTTTGTTTGAACTCCTGTCAAACTTCCTTGAGCCATTCTTGGAGTTGTTTCCGCGGGTGGCGAGGAGACCAGCGGCGAACGAGTGGATGGTGATAGACTCGCCTTGGGGCGTGCGGATAGGGTCTCTCCCAATACTCTACGTTCCTACGCTCTCTCATGTAGAGTATTACCCCAAGCACGCTCTCCCGATAGACTGCGGTCTCCAGAGGGTGACGACAGCCGATGGTAAAAAGGTTGCAATCAACGCTACGGCATTGATCGAGATTGTTGATCCGGTTGTTCTTCGTCTCGCAGTCGGTGGCGAACACGAGGAAGCATCTGCAATGTCAATTCGTCACGCAGTATGTGAGACAGCAATGGGTCACAACCTGTCACACCTCATAGCCATGTGGCAAGAGGGCGAGGGCTTTGACGATGTTTCCGAGTACCTTTATTCAATCGGCATCGAACTGTCTGTTGTCAAGGTAGAGGATCTACAAAGCGTCATCCCTCTATCACTTCTGTCGTGACATCTTGATCGCCTTGTCAAGCATCTTATTCGCTCCCAGTCTCCTCGCCCACAGGGGGAGACTGGCGAGTGTTGGTATCAGGTGCTCGCTCTGCGAAACTAGGTGCCCAACGATTGCCTCTCTCTCCTTGACATCACATAAATCCGGCCCCCACCCATTCATCTTCTTCTCCCAGTCTTTGCAGGAGCATTTCCCCTTGAAAGAGACAGCCCAGTCTGGGATTAGTGATGCCAACGCCGTTCCGGTCTTACCCTTGAACTCTACTTCTTGGTCCATTTCAAGTCCCCATCATCAAAGTGGAATGTTGCCGACTGACAAGAACTGAGGATTGTGAAGATGAAATGATTGTCACTCGCATCTTTCTTCGGAGGTGCAGGCGTGGATGGCTCTTCGCTCAAAGGCTTCGCATCGCCGAACTTACCAACTGGGCAAGGCATTCCTTCCTTTACAAGCATGGGTAGTTGGCCGTACCCACCCCCCTCGACCTCGCTGCAAGAGGGCTTGCCATCTTCACCCCTCTTGTTGTGAGGGCACTGGGAGCAGTGTTTAAGATAGTTGCTTGGTTTACTGGGCGTTTCTTTTTTCTCAGTCATCAAGAATCTCCTATGGGCAAAGTGGTCCACTCACTCCAAATGTGACAGTGGCAATGTAAGGCTGGTCGGTGAACAGATCAAGTTGATCATCTTGCTTCTGGAATATGGAAGTCTGGCATGGATCGGCTTGTTCAATGTACTCCCAATCGCCACCAACTCCGGAAGGAGATTGATCTACAGAGCAATACCACACTCCACCAGATAATTCAATTGTTGCTGTTCCCGGCGTCAAGGTCGGGGGATCACCCGGCCTTACTGGGTCTAGTTCTTGCCATTCAATCGGCACCTCCCAGATGCAGTCACCGATGCGTGTTGCATCGCCAGTCTTGGTGTAAATAGAACCAGTCCCAAAGTTGTTCGCACTGTATCCGAGAGTGTCTATGTCTAGGTCTTGATTTTCACACTCTGTGCATGACTCGCATGGTTCTGGTTCAGGTGGAGCGTTGTAAACCGCACATGGGGTGCTAACCTGATCCCCATTGGACTCAGTACCGGTTACCTCTGGCTTGGAGCCTTCACACCCACAATCGCCGGAATCTGGCGTGCATTGGTGAGTGATATCGTCCTCCACCCAATCATTCAGGGATGAATCGAATATCCAGTTGCAGTTCCCTGAGCATGTTTCACATGGGTCAGCATAGATGTTCATGCAAGAGAGCCTTGCTGCCGTGTTGGAACCGCAATCGAGAACCGTAGCAGACTCAAATCTTGGGCAGATGACGTTGCAGCCACCTTCTATGTTTGCAATGTACTCGATCTCCCTAGTGGGGAGACTGACGCTAGATGTCTCTGCGGCAGCATTGCAGGCCCACCCAAGCATTCCGCTCGTCTTGCTAGAGGAGATTGAGCAGCCGCTCGAACCATTGATATCGAAGTCTTGAATGTAGTCCGTTCCAGTTGGCCTTCCAAGCATTGCAGATTTTGTTGTAACGACAACGTACTGAGTGTCATTATTGTCAAAGAATGCCCACCCGATTGTCTCTGCTGCTGGGATCGTTGCGTTGGAGCCATCGTCGCATTCGCATCCACCAAGGCCTGGGGCTGGAATCACTGGAACATCGACGGCAGGAATCTGCTGAACATCAGAGCCAAAGAACGCTCGTGGATCTTCGCCCTCCTTGTAGTAGTCCGCATCGTCGTATTCCCATTCGCATGTGACACTCCCAGGCTTGATCTTACACCTTGCCCACCTAGCAATCGTCTTTTCTGCATCGACAATCACCCATTCATAGTTCCGAATGACCCCTGCTGAGGGTTCTGGGTTCTCGTGTGGATTGACATTCTCACCGGTGTACTCCGAGACAGGAACTTCCTTGATTCTCCTCTCAATCGTTACAGTGGAGCCTGGTATGATTGTGAACCTGTGCGGGTTCAGTGCTTGGACCATCAATTCTTTGTCCATGTTCTCGTCGCCCGGGTTGCACATAACCTCTGGCGGCATATCGACGTGAGGATATGGGGAGAGCGAATCTTCGGGATTGAAGTAAACCGATTTCGCAACCTCGTTTAGTTCGCCCGAGAATCTGTCAGATGGTGCAGTAATGCCGCCGGGGACTTCGGCAGTGAACCGCCGTACGGGAAGAGTGCATTGCTCAATCTCCCAGCCGCCGATCTCACCAGAATACACCGCCCACCCAATCGCACCCGGCCTTTCCGCATAATAGGTGAGATCCCCTGAACAAGCGGTGAGATCATTTCTCGTTGGCTCTTCCGCACCAATCGCACCGTAAAACAGTTTCTTCGGATCTTTGACAGTCACCTCTGAATACTCACCAGCGACTTCAGGTGGTGGGTCAAGAACGTATGCGGTGGCCTCGCCACTGATCAGCGAGGTTTTCAGAACGAACTTGATTCGGTCGCCTTCTGGCTGCCTGTCAACCACTAACTGAGTGCCATTGATAACCTTTACATTCACATAGGTGTCGGGCGGCACTGGTGAGGTGAATGGATTGTATATCTCAAAAATACCCCCAGCATCATTGATGGAGCCATCACTGCTTACCGTACACAGCGATGCTTTTCCAGTCCCAGCAATCTTTTCCCCGCTTAATCCATCCGACTGCCCAGAGACGCCGTCCCCATCAGTCCTCATGAGTGCGTTAGGCCAATCGTTGGGCAGAATAATTTTCTTTGGTCGCTTCTTAAACACTTTACACCTGCAAGAACGAACTGAAGTCGATTGATTCGAGAGTCTTGAATCGAAGATAGTCTGGACGCTTGTCCTCTGCACCGGCAGGGGTACGCTTTGTGCCGTCAGTATTGATGTAGCCTGGGACGACAGATCCGTTCTCTTCGTTCACCTTGACATCTGCACCATCGAGATACATCGTGTCAACAAGTGGAACAACAGTCTCATGTCCATAGATCGTCTTGTTGGCAACGTTGCTCGAATTAACGCCGGGTGGATAGAAGTACCTCTCACTAAGCATAAGCGGGTAAGTAACCTTTGCACATGCAGTTAGACCAGACTGCAACTGCACTTCCTGTTCAACAGCCTGAACCTCTCCGATCATCCACAACCCAGCGTCCTTTGTTCTGTATGTAGCATCGTTGACCTTGAATGATCGCTCCATCATCTGCTCGTAGGTAATGGATGCCTCGAACTGCTCGATGACGATAGAGAGCGTTGGTATCTTCTCTACGATATCGACAGCGAACGGAGTCTCGGTGCCATCGTACTTGAAACACTGCTTGGCTGGTTCTGACTTGTCCTGATAGATGACGCGATCATATGAGCCGATCTTCGCTGTCTCGGTCGGCGTGATGTCTGTCAGATCGACCGGAGGTGCAGCAACAGCACATTGCTCGGCGTCGATGTCGCCAGTCTCGAATGTGCATGTAACATCGAAGAGGAAGGCATTGCCTGCGTTCCTTTTCACATCTTTCGACCTGCACACCGCGAACGGCATGGAGGCACCAGTGATCGATGAGTACCATGTTGATCGATTGACAACAGGGAGTCCGCTTAGGCATCCAACCTGAACATCGGTCACATCCGCAGGTGTAAGTGCAGATGTTAGAACCTTGAATGTTTGCGATACAGTGTGGGATACTTTGTTTACGCCTCCACTAGACGACCCCTTGATCGAGAATGTGGATTCCCTCGCTTCGCAGAGTGTGTATGTAAATGCCATATTATGGTGCCGTTAGTCCGTACTCGGATTCGAGGTCTGATACTTGTCCCTGTGCTAAGACTGCCAAGTCTGCACGCATCGCGTTCAGGTTGTCGGTAGCCGCCTGTCTTTGCTTAGCCGCTTCCACCTCAAACTTCTCTTGCATCTGATCCCTGCGTGCCTGCATATCCATTTCTCGCAAGAACTGTGCTTCTTCGGTCGAGCCGGCTTGGAATGATTGCCCGCCAGCAGATGCTTCGTCTATTGCCGATAGACGGTCCTTGAGTGACTCGTCAATTTGCTTCATCTCATCTCGGTACTGCTTGACGACAACCGAGGTTGCCTGATCGCGAAGTTTCCTTGCTTCCTCGACCTTGCCCTCGAACTCGCTCGCCCTTGCCTCTTGATACTTCTCGTACTCGTTTTCAAGATAGTTCTCAACAGCCTCACGCTCCTTCTTCTCTGCCTCGTTTCGCTCGCGGATCGCTTCCAAGTTTGCGAGTGCATCTTCTCGCTCGCGTTCCTGCTGCCGTGCTGCACGCTCTGCGATGATGAGACGATCAGCCTGCTCCTGAGTGATCTCCTCTTCTATCACGAGTTGATCCATCTTCGCCTTATATGCTCTCTCAGCCATCTCTTCTTCAGACCGGAATCTGTTTTGGACTGCATCAAGAAGTTCCTCGTATGTCTTGACCTGCTCTTTTGCTTGGATGTTCTGTTCGGCGATGATTCGATAGGTGTCCTCAAGGGCCTCCTTCATGTCGTATGCGAGGTCCTCGGTATTGCCGAGTTCCTCGTTCACCTGCTCCAAGCCACGCTTCCAGTTGAGGCTAACTATGTTCGCCCCAATCTTGATCCATCTAATCACCTTCTCAATCGCGTACAAGATCGAATTGACAACCGTCAGCACGGCTATGAGGAGAGGATAGAACATTTCTCCGATGTCTCTGATCATCCTGCCCATTGAGTTCTTCATCATCTCCCACTGACCAGACGCAGTTGAGAGCCTCTGTGTGAGCAGTTTCACTCCCCCGATGGACGCCGCTTGTGCCTCAAGTGCCTGCTTCAGTTGGTCAGCGGTGATCTCGCCAGCCTCTGCCATCTCTCGGATCGTCGAGACATCCTTCTTCAGCATCTTAGACAATGCTTGCCAGACCGGAACATTCGCGTTTGCCAACTGATTGGCTTCCTGTGCCATCAGTTTTCCCTTCGCCATAACATCGGAGTACGCTTTGCCGATCAGCTTCAACTTCTGTGGGTCACCGAACGAAAGTGTGCCGAGTGTCTTTGCAAGCCCAGCAATATCTTTGCGACGAACACCGAGGTTCATCATCTGAACAGCAAAGTCGTTCAACTGCTCAGTCGTGAATGAAGTGATGTTTGCAAACTGCTCCATCTGTGCAGACAGTCCCCGTGCAGCCTTAGCATTGCCACCCATCATCGTGGTGAGTTGGTTGATCTTCTGAAGCCAAGCATCGTATGCCCACACCCCTTTCCATGCTGCTGCTGCTAGTGCCAGCGTTGCTGTCGCAACGAATGCAACCTTCAAGCCCAACGCACCAAAGGCACGAGCCATGCCCTGTACCTGCGGACCAAATCCCAGTCCTTGGGCTAGGTTCCCAGCCATCTTGGAGAGTCCGCCATTGACTCCCATGATCGCTTTCTTCTGCACATCCCAAGTTTTTCTTACCTGCCCCAGTTTGTCTCTCAGCGTGTTCTGGGCTGCAACGTTTGAAAGGATATTCCTTATCGAATACCGTTGCCTCTCTGCCTGTTCTCGTGCCTCTCTCGCCGCCTCTCTCGCCGCCTCGCGTCTCTTGCGTGAAATCTCCCTGTAAGTATTGATGAGTTCGCCTTTGTATCGCCTCAGCAGTGCAAGTTCTTCGCCAGTCGCATTGGTCATCTGCTTCTGGATGGCGATCAACTCGGCTTTGATCTTGTCCTGCTCGGAGACAGTTTTTTGCACAGCACGAACAAGAACATTTTGCTCGTTCTTTACGACAGACGCACCGCGGGCGAACCCTCGTGGATCGAGAATGACCTCGTAATAAAGTGCCCCTACTCTATCATTTCCTGCCATTGCTTATCCCACTTAGATATTCGCCCATTTCGGACGAGTTGCCACTGAATGTTCTTTTACCGCCGTTGCGTACCTTCTCGTAGGCAGCAGCCTCAGCATCGCTCTTATAGCACCTATACGCGATGTGCCAGTCAACAAGGACCGGAGGGACGCTATTCATCCATGAGATTGGATCGTCGATGCCGAGGTCGTGGCAAATAGAGAACACCCAAGCCAACCTGTTGTTGACTTCAAAGTGCTTGACGAACTTCTCTATTCGCCCCTGTACTTTCCCTCGCGTTCAGCAACCCACTGCTCGATCTGGCGATTGATCAGGTCAATCTTGAAGGCATCGACTTCAAGCAAAGACTTTGCATCTTTGTCGGTGAACAGAGGGGTGCCATCTTTCTCGCAAAGGTGGTCAATGAGAGTGTAGACCCTGGCTCTCGCCATTGCCGCATTATCAATCTTGCCATCCTTGTCAACCAGCGATGCCATTCTTCGGGAACGCTGGAACTCGGATACCGGCTTAACGTAAGCATCGTGACCAAAGACTTTCTCTGAAAGTTTCTCTGGCTTGCTGCAAACCAACTCAGCCAATAAGGTCTTCTTCGTCAAACTCATCTAATTCACCCACACTATTGTTTACAAGATCCAAAGGTATATCGGGACAGGAAACCGATTCCCGCCGTTCTTTGTTTTGCTTCTCAATCTCTTGCTCGATCCAAGATGTGGTGGGTGGATCTACTGGGCGAACGAAAAGAATGCGACTACCCTCAGCCCAGCCGAGAATGCCAACGTGCCTCTCAACGCCATCCTCACACAGGTAGATCATCCACTGATGAAAGTGCTGCACTTCACCAGTTACTAAGTTCTTACCTGAGTGAGGGATCAGTTTAACTTCTCTACTCATTGCTATGATGCAGTGCCAGCGGTGTAGGTCGGTCCAGTCACGCCATCGAAAGTAAAGGTGAATTGCTGTTCGAGCAGTCCGCCAATCTCGATGCTTGGAAGTGTGCATGACGTAACAAAGCCTGAGCCAGTCAGGACGCCGCCGGTAGCCCCAGCCGATGGCAACGTGATCGTGATCGTGTCAACCACTCCCGTTGGTGCGATAGGCTCGTCGGCCAACTCGAATACTGCCGTCACCTGTACTTCGCCGCCGTCAGTCAAGTCAGCAGCGATCT